AGTATTTTGATGAGACTGGTGCTGACATTATCGAGAAGAAGGTCAAGGCCAAGGAGGTCTACTCCGAGGGCAACAGCATCTTTGAGTTTGGGTGGAACCCCAAGGCTCCCGGTGATGCACGATTCTCCCCCGGCACTGGTCGTAGCAAGTCTGATCAGGATTACCTGAAGGCGGCAAAATCTAAAGACTTCAGGAAGCTTGCTGGTATGGTTGATGACGCAGCAAATCAAGCTGGATACAACAGTCCGACACTGTATCACGGTTCTATAGACCCCAACCTCAACAGGCTAGACCCTAGGTCTGCTGTTGAAGTTGAGGGCGGCGTGTTCATGACGACCAATGAGGATGTCGCATCTCCTTATTCATATGAGAGAGCATACGGTGATATCATATCTGAAGAACCCTTAGGCAAGGTGTATACAGTCAAGGCCAAGATGCAGAACCCTCTGGAGTATGTTCCCGGTATGGTCAGAGGGACGCCTAAGCCGAATGCAAAATACATCGATGCAGTGGAAATGGGTGACGCTATCCGGGCAGCAAAGCAGGCTGGCCACGATGGGCTGATTATCAGAAACATTGACGACACCATCGGCATGACTGGCGACATGAGTGATGTATATGTTGCGTTCAATGCCGAGCAAATCAAGTCCGCTGACCCTATCACCTACAATGATGACGGCAGCATCATCCCTCTGTCTGAGCGATTCAAGGACACTACTGATGACATCAGGTTCTCCCCTGCAGCAGACCGTCCATCCGTTGTTCGACGGACACTCGATGAGCCCACTGAATCAGGGGCTCCTCTGAACGGGGTAGTGACACTGACTCCTAGCATTATGGCTAGGTTCAGCCCTGCTACCAATGACCCGGGCTACGACATCAAGCAGCTTGCAGGGAAGAAGGCATTCATCATGATGGCTGACCGAATGAAGGTTGGTGAATACACAGCCAGATCTGGCCGTGTGTTTGAGCTTCGTGGTGGACCTGATCATCCTGACCTAGCAGACAATCAAGGAACCATAGCTTGGGCAGTTGAGGGCGGATCGATTGCGTCTCAGCTCGAGAGGGCTATCCGTCAGACTGACGGCATAGGGCTCGTAGTCCTGCAGAAGGAGGAGTCTGTTGCTGGCAACAAGACCTACTCTGAGGTCATGCTCGAGGAGTTCAAGTATGACATCGAAAACAATCCAGATGTAAAGCGAGACTTGCCACAGTTACTCAAGAAGGCTTCTGCTATGATCCAGAAAAAGGCAAAGCAGGAGAGAGAGAAGAAGGACAAGGAAGCCAAGGCAGAAGCCAAGGCCGAGGGCAAAGACTTCACTCCTAGCAAGCCGTCAAAGTGGGAGACATTTGAGTTCACCTCGATGAATCAGATTGAGGAGGCTATTCCAGAAATGACCTTTGGGGCCAGAAAGACAATGTGGCAGCAGCTTGCCTCCAATGACTACAAGAAGAAGTATGATGGAGTCTTCTGGAAGGACATGTATAACCAGCTCAATGATTTCAAGGATGATGCAGGGTATCGCACTGGGGACATTGTTAAGGTCATCCAGTTCGACAAGTCAGCACCCAAGGTCATCATTGACCCTAGGGATCTAGGCTTGCCAGTGCATCCATCGTATCAATACGGAGTCCTAGGCAAGTCCATCTCAAACGTGAAGGGCAGAATGAGCGCATATGATCTCCTAAGGAAAGCGTTCACGGATCGTGTTGACAAGATCACCGGGGAGATGAAGCCAACCCAGCAGATCAGCAAGGAAGGCGACATTGGGTCCAGCGTGTTCCGTGTAATGCAGCTCAGAGGCCTAACAGATCCAGACCTGCAGCCAAAGCTGACAAAGACATCACTTGACCCCAGAAAGCAGAAGGGAAACATCAAGCTCAAGTCTGAATACGGAAAAGGCAGGACCAAGAAGCAGATGGAGATCCGCAGGGAAGCCAACAAGTTCTCCCCTGCAGGGACCACTAATAAAACTGCAGCAGAGATTAGGCAGTGGGCTGAGTCGCACACAGCAGGCGAGCTTCGTGAATCATTGAAAAAAATGAAGCTCACGCCAACCAGTAAAATGCTCCAATTGATAGGGGAGTTCCCTGAATACCTTAACCCTGTTGTTGATTATATTGTCGGGAAGAGGCAAGCACTTATTGATGGAGAGATTACGGCGAGAGATGTTGCGAAAGCTTACTGGATCACGCTTTCGTCAATAGGTGCAGACGCTATTGACTTGTCTACCATACAAAAGAAGGCATCCAGTCTTGGTTTGTCTTTCGATCCTGACGAAATGTTTCTCAGTAAAGGCAAGCGTGGTCAAGACCAGATGAGGCCAGAAGAGCTGGCAGCTTGGTGGCTTGGGACCGAGTCAGGGCAAAAAGCATTGAACGCAATAGAGCGTGGTGTGATTGATTGGGACGCTTGGGAAACTGGTATGTCACTTCGTGATGCGTTTGGCCGCCAAGACTTTCGTCCAACCGAAAAACGGATTGGAGGACTTGGGGCAATCAAGAATAAAGGTGAGTTCAACTTGTCCAACATATTGCCATTAACGGATGCTATCAACAAAACCAGAGGCAATCCCAAAAAACTGGATAATCTTTTGACTAAAATCAAGGGAATCTCTGATGGAAAGAAAGGCTTTATAGGTCACATGCTTGGATTAGGTGATTTCCCGACGATTGATGCCGTTGAATTGAATGTTTGGCTGACTGGCAAGGGCAGCACAACCTATGCGTCCACTAAAGCCAAGGAGAGAGTTGCTTTGGCCAAAAAGGCATCTAGCTCAAAAGGGCTAAGGGAGGAGCTTTTCGGTCGAATAGTTCAAAGGATCAAGGACTTAAGGAAAGCAAGTCCAGAAGGCTTGAAGATCCCAGAATCAGTGGCTCCTCACATTATTCATCACTGGATATGGGATGCCGCAAAAGGTGTTCAAACTACACACGCTGGACTGTATTACGCTATGACTCACTTCTCCCCTCAACGGTCCCTCAACAATCGTGGTGGAGCCGTCTATACGACCGCTGAAGGCCACAGAGCGGTCCAGACCTCTAGCAGGGCAGGTGTGAGGGTCTACGGCCCTACAGGACGCCGTGTAGGCCCTGTATTCGGCTCTATAGAGGAAGCTGAGAGGTTCTTGAACAGGTAAACACAAAACTGCCGCAGCGTATCCAACAACACTGCGGCAGCTCTGTCGTATTCGTAAGTCGTATGCCGGGGTCAAGCGTCCCTTAACACAACCCATTTACCTATCACCCCGGGGACAACGTGTCACCGGGTAGGCGTGTGTAAGTGTCAGTCATGTTTGGTCGTATGTCAATGGGTTTTTTCGAGTGAACAGATAGCAGTAGCTATCTTCGTTAGGGCCGACCGATTTGTCCTTCAGTATGACACTCGGAGAAAAGCCGTGCGTAAACGCTTGCTCGATCACCTTCACAATCGGAGCCCCATACATAGGCATGTAGGGCTCCTCTTGATGAGGCATCTCCCCTGCATATGGTATGTCTGGGAGCTGGAACATCACAGCAACTTTGGACGCTTTAAACATCCTGTCGATCAACATGTTCATCTCACTGTGCTCGCAGTGTTGCAGAGTTATTAAGGAGTAGAACATGTCCACATTGGGGAATGGTTCTGTGACGTTCTGTAGTTTCAACTCAGGGTGATGCTTTGAGCACACTGCCATCATCTTGTCGCTGACATCGATCCCAACATAGCCAGAGCACATCTTATTGAGCTGAGATCCAACCCTCCCAACTCCAACCCCAAGCTCTGCGATTTTCATATCGGATATATTGAGGTCCACTAATGAAAGGATCATTTTCGCTGTGCTTGCTGCGTGTCCCCCAGACTCCCAGAAGATCTTATTGTCTCCACCCCGGTTAGACGGGTGAGTTATCACAGCGTAGTAAGGATCAGACTCGGCCCATCTGTCCCAGTTTTCTTTCATGCTCATGATTTGTTGAGGTGTATAAGTGCTTTCTTGCTCATAACCGCCTTAGAGTTAACCTTTGGTCTCCACGTGCCGTTGCACTGATGCCAGCCAATCCAGTTGTATGTGCTGCGCCTGCAAAGTGCTTCAAACGGAACAATTCCAATACCATCCTCTGGATGAAACCTGCCGTTGAACTCTTCCTTAGACATGTGGACTTGTTTGTTTTCAGTGAAGTCGTGAGGTATCTCCCTCCTGACAAGTTTGCTGAACATCCCAACACCTGCTCCCTCGAGAAAATCCAGCGTGGTCACGCTCTTCTTATCGCTCCGCATGATTCCCTCACACCAATCAAGGCTCAGATCCAAAGCCTTTTTAATTATGGGGCTTTTGGGTCTAGCGTAAAAGAAAGCATCGCTCACATGACCGTGAATCTCTGTAGCAAATACATGCTCACAATCGGATACATCTGGAACTGGCCCATAAAACTGGATATCACAATCTGAGTATAAACCTCCGTTCTCATAGATGAACTTAAACCGCATCACCTGAGCCCAGAAAATTTTGTTCAGTCTGAAAATGTCTCCGTGATCATCCCTGCAGGTTTTCAGGGTCACAAGTCTTGTGTTGAAGTGATGAGAGTTTAGTCTCGAAAAATCAGAAATGTTTTTTGCCCAGCCTCTAGGCATTGGGTTGGATTCCTGTTCTCCGTAAATGAAATAGCAGTTGTTCATTTGTTCCGGTGTGTTCGTAGAGTTTCAAGTGCTTCAATGAAGAACTTGTCCTCAGGATAATCCACTTTGATGAGGTCTTGATAGAATGGCATTTTAGACCATCCCTGATCTTCATATGTGTCCTCATTGCTGAAAGCTCCTACCGGGCCAATGTTCTTGAGGCAGTTGGCAACAGTGCTGACAGGTATCGAGTCTTCCCAGAGCATTATCGAATACAGCAATGCATCACACGACACCCCAGTGACTGAAGTGTTTGCTCCGAATTTCTCAACGATCTCCTTCATGCCGTCATAGTCATCTCGAGAGCTTTTTTCCACAAACATTCCCACATGCCTTCTCCACCTCAACCACCTGTCCGACCAAGTAGCGATCCCAATTTGATACGATATGGATGTCAGGCAATTCAGATGTTGATCATGCTCTTCCTTCTGCCTTGCCCCCATAGCTGAAACCATACCCACACGTTGGTCCCCTTGAAACATACTGAGCATTGTGTCAACATTTGCTATGTAGTTTGGGGAGAGCATCAGGTCATCACAAAGCTGGATCACTGCATCGTATTTCCTGACGTTGAACAGGTAGTCCATCTGCATCAGCAGTGATGTATTGGCACCGTTGTTGACCATACCGGCAGACACTGAGGCCCCCCTGTATTTCCGAGCTACATCAAAGGTCTGGCTGACTTTGGATACGGTTTCCTCATTGGCTTTCGGGTTCGGCCCATCAACCCATATCCAGACATCGTGCTTCGACTTGTTGGCCTTCAGGCTATCAAGTGTGATCTTTAACTCGTCAGGCCTGTTGTATGCCTGAACCGCAATAGCCGTCTTCATTTCACCACCTTCTTCTTAATCATTTCAGAGAGCTTCTTACCTTCATCGCCGCAAGACTTCAGGCCTTCCATCAGTGTCAGCCCAAGATGCCTGTCCAACTTTCTCCCCTTCATCATCCGCTTGCAGTAGGCTATGTAGTCTGGGATATCATTTGTTTCACTGGGGCATGAAACTGCAGGAGGCAGCACGTATGGCTGTGTAGGCCAGCTCACTGACTTAGCACTGAACATACGCACTGCCTCCTGAACTATTTCAGGGAGCTTGTGGTAGCAATCTCTCCTGAGGACTGGCATCAGACAAACCCGTAAGCTGATACCGTCAAGACTTCATCAGGCGTGTAATCGGGCCACGACTTGAGTGTCATGCAGCTCTTGAGACTTTCATAGGCCTCGTCAAGCTCCCTCCTAGCCGTCTCCAGATCAAACTCAGTGAACTGCAGTAGCGAGCTTCTGTAGGGCCACTCAGTCTCCACCACGGCCCAATACCACTGGGATATCTCGATCCCTGCAGCCTTGCACATGTCTGTGTAGTTACATTGCTGCCAGAGATACTTGAGGGACCTAGCAGTTCTGACAAACTGGCGAGGGTCAGCCCCTCCGCCTCGAGTGGTCTTCAAGTCAACCACAATGGGGCCAGCCTTCATGTCGATCCTGCATTTCACATCGCAGATGCCACGGTAGTCTTTCGCAAACACACTGACCTCGGGATGAAAGTCCTTGATGTCTCGCACTACTGGCAGCTTCCAGAATCGATCTGCAATCGCCTTCACTGAATCCAATTCAGACTGTTTGACAATCTGCTTGCCTGCTTCCGCTTGCTCTGCCCACCACTCACGGTTGGCCTTGAGCCTGCGGTCCTGTTTGTCCTCTGGGCAGACTGAGTAGATCTTGTCAAACTCATCACGCTCGAGGATGTAGCTGTGGGCCAGCCTGCCGAAAGCCATTGCTGGACTGTCGATGGCTGGTGCTTTTCCAGTGATCTTCTGGTGGAAGTGATAAGGGTTGTCTATCAGCTTCAGGTCACTGGTCGATAGGGCTGAGTCAGCCCGGTAGACTGACTCAGCGAGACCGTAGAAGGCCCCAGTATCGAACTTAGAACGGAGAGTCTGTTGCTTCGTCAGAGATAGCCTCATTGGAGCCTCCGTTGATTGAGATGTATTCAGGACTGGTCTTGATCTTTTCCCGCATCCACTCAGGGACACGATCCCAGTTCTTGTTGCCTGAGACAATCTCATAGACGAATGACTCATTGACCTGAGGCTTTGGAGTTACCCCGCTGATCATTGCAGCAACGCTCTGGATGTTGTCATAGACATTTCCGTCCTTGCCCTGACTGTGTCCCACACTCGCAAGGCAAGCCTTGCCAATGAAGTCCTCGACATCCAGACCTGCGTTCTTCTCCTTCTCAGTGAACGCCCTGCCATTCACTGCCTGAAGCACCTTGAGAAGAATCGACTTCTCGTTGAGGCTCGCAGTAACAATCTTTGACCTAGCCATAGGTTGCTCACCGTCTTCTTCTCGGAAGACGTGCGTGTGATCAGGGAACTCAAACATCAATGCAAGCTGACGCTTGGGACCGTAGTAGGTCTCCTGAGTTCCTAGATCAATGCAGCCATACAGCCTCGCAACATGTGAGCCCTCGGGGATGGTGACTCTTTCTCTCTTGGTTCCTTCGTTGAATTGTAGTTTCATTTCTTTCCTTTCTTTATGGTTTGTATTTGTTCTTCCAACGCTTTCACATCGCAGCACTGAAATATTGTCAGCAGGTGCTCGGCCTGCAAAATCGCAATCCACTTTCCGTGGTTCTTCTTCCAGACTACACAGGGTATCTGGTAGGGCTTGGCGTCTCCCTCTGATTGGGCCAGCCAGTCTCTGAGCAATGCTTTCTCTGTATTCTTAACTTCCCAGTGGACAGGCAAATCGTGGCAAGTCACATCAGGTGCATCATGCCCCTGCTGGCTCTGGTGGAACCCGGTGCGTTTCGCATCGAAGCCGAAGAACTTCAACACTGAAACCCACATGCGCTCACCACGTTTGCCCTTGTCCTTACTGTTCATCGATATTGTGTATCTCCTGCTTAACGTATTGGGCGACCAAATCTTTTATGTTCTCGAGCGATGCCAACTTACTGTGAGTCAAATGATGCAGGGTCAGAATAAAGTTCTCTGGATTCCTAGCCGTATACAGCATTCCGTTGTTGTCATTGACAACAGATATCTCGCCTTTGATGTAGTCAAAATACTTATGCATATCATTGATCTATCGGGTAACACCCACTGTCCTTGAGATCCCCCATTCCCCACTTTGCCAGAGCCACATAGTTCAGGCAGGTCACCGGGTGAAACTGCTTGACCTTGTGACTACCACAGATGCGGTCTGATTCCTTCAGGACCCACTGCCTGTTTGTGACACGCCCATACTGGGAGTCCCACTGGTCCATCGTGTCAGGCAGCCAGTCAGTCACGAGGCAAGCCAGCTCTGGAGGGTAGGTCCTCTCTGGGAAGTCCCAGACCGTCTCGGGCTTCACATCGCTCTTGCCGATCACCCAGTCCTCCACACGCTTCACCCACTCCCACACTGGCTGGTTGTCATAGGAGCTGACGTTAATGTAGTCGGCCCTCGCAATGTAGTCATGCTGCCCAGTCTGCCTTGCAATCGCAGTGAAAGACTTCCCGGTCACCTGACGGCACATCCAGTGAGTCAGCCTGCGGGTCAGGCTTTTGCTATCATAAGCACCAGCTCCAGTCACCTCGGAGACCTTGGTAAGGATCTCGTTCATAAATACAGTTAACCACATCATGACAGGATTGACAAGAAAAAATTTCGCTTGATTGCGTGTCTGTTTCTGATATACTGGTTGGACAATCGTAAATCGTATTCGCATGAAAACTATCCAACCAGTTGCCCCCGAGTGGCTATTCGATCAGGGCTGGACCCCGGCCCATCTCTCCGTATACTTGTATGTTCGCATGAGAGGAAAGTGCTTTGAAGACAAGCGCAGTATCTCAGCTCGCCTGCATATGAGTAAGAACACATTTTTCAAGACCCAGAAGGACCTGATCCAGACTGGATGGCTGACCTCAGAGAGGCGTGGGAAGAAGTCTCACCTGACTGCCAGCTCGACCGGGACGTGTCTCAAATCAGGGACACGTTCTGGTAACGTGTCGCAAAATGAGGACACGAAACAGGAAACGTGTCTCAAAATAGGGACAGTAACTAATAGTAATAAAGATAATACTGTAGAGAATACAGTGTTAGAAGCAGGTAAAGATGCAGCTTGGGTTGCCAGCTACCTCGTGGGTCAGGCTCTGAGAGGAGGTGCTCGATGAATCAGGACTGGAAGATCCCGCATTCGCAGCAGCATGAGTCTGCCGTTCTAGGTGCTGCCTTGGATGGCGGATTCGAGGAGGCTCTCGAGATGGGTGTAGGCCCTGACCATTTCCACGGCCAGATCCACAAGAAGGTCTGGAATGCTGCAGCGAAGCTGGCAGACGCAGGCAGCCCGGTGAACATCATGACCGTGAAGGATTCTACCGAGGGATGCGGAATGCTCCTCAATGAGCTTCTGGATCAGGGATACAGCCCCTCGATGCTGGGCTACTACGTGCCAAAGCTGGAGGAGACCCGGCTCAAGCGGTCCGTGTTCCTGCGCTACTACAATGCCCTCGAGCATTTCAGCCACGACATGTCCGCCAAGGACCTGCTTCAGAGGCTTGAGAATGATTTCTATGAGGTCACCCGGGCCAACTCTGGAGCAACCAACCAGAAGGACGGCTGGAAAAAGCTCCTAGGAAAGCTTGAGGAGGCCTGCAACGGCGGTCTGCCTGACTATACCCTGAAGACGGGCATTGGGGCCTTAGACGCCATCCTCGGAGGATTTGAGCCTAGTTCTATGAACACTGTTGCTGCCAGACCCGGCTGTGGCAAGACGGCCTTCGCCATCCAGATCATGAAGGAGGCAGCCCTGAGGGATGAGGGTGTGGTCTACTGGTCCTATGAGATGGGCTTCGACCAGATTGCTGGCAGGCTGCTTGCCAACCTGAGCGGAGAGGATGTCCAGCACTTCAAGAAGACCGGGCTCGGTGATGTCAACAAGATTGCCACGGCAGCATCCCAATGCACGAGGCTTCCGATCATCATCGAGGACAAGACACTGCCCCTGAACCGGGTCAGGTCTATGGCTCGCAGGATGGCCCGAGAGCATAACGTCAAGCTGTTCATCATCGACTACCTGCAGATCATCACCGCAAGCCAGAGATACAACAGCATAGTCGAGAAGGTCTCGGACTACAGCAGGACCATCAAGATGCTGGCAATGGAGACTCAGGTCCCTGTCCTGTGCCTCTCCCAGATGAACAGGCAGATCGACATGTCAGAGCGAGAGCCCTCCCTGTCAGATCTCCGTGAGTCAGGAGCCATCGAGCAGGACTCAGACACGGTGAGCTTCCTGCATCAGCCAGACAGGAATGATGGGAACCGAGTGGATTTCATCGTGCGGAAGAACCGCCACGGCAGGACAGGTAAAGTTGAGCTTGAGTGGACGAAATGGAACGGTAGATTTAATGCTGTTGATCGCTCGAAGGAACTCTCATCCCAATCACCAATCTGATAATATGCTGATTCAAATTCACTACACCAGCAAGGCCAACGAGTCTCTGGTATCAATGGAGATGCAGGTCGTGGACCTGCTCTCCCTCGGAGGAGTCATGAAGACACTGGCTCTGGTATCTGATGACGACATGCACTTCAGTCAGGCAGGAATGGAGGAAGACGATGAGTAGAATGATCATAGGCCTGTGCGGCAGGAAGCACTCAGGGAAGTCAACGGCAGCAGAGGCCATTGTCAGGCATCTCGAGGACGATGCCATAGTCATCAGCCTAGCAGGCCCCATCAAGGAGACTGTGGAGTCAATGACCGGAGCCTGTAGCAAGCAGGACAAGGAGATCCTACGCCCAATGCTGCAGGCATACGGCGAGACGATGAAGCAGCTCTACGGCAGGGAATACTGGGTAGAGGCAGCCACACGACGATGGAACGTCATGTGCAACCACTACAGCAGCATGATCTGCGATGACATCCGGTTCCCATTCGAGGCAGAGTGGATCAGGTCCCTAGGAGGATTCGTCATAGGGATCACCAGCCCACGTTCAGATACCTCAGACACACACACTTCCGAGACCAGCGTAGACGATATCATCCCTGATTATCAGGTCACCAACGATGGGAGCATCTACGAGTTCAGAGGCAACATCCTAGCAGCAGTCAAGCACTATGAGACCAGTATACGAGACGAGCGCAGACAGAGCCAATCAGGAGATAGTCAAGGTCAAGATCGAGATGTTGCTCAAGCAGCCTCTCACAGCTCTGCCGCCTAGGCATTGCTTTGACTACGCAGCAACCCGGCAGGGTCAGGTCACTCAGCTCATCGAGGTGAAGTGCAGGACCAATCCTGTCAATCAATACCCCACGTTCATGCTGTGCCTCGAGAAGTTCATCAATGCAGCCAACCACTGCCAGATCAACCAATACATCACCACGTCCCTGTGGGTCCAGTGGACAGACGCTCTGGGTAGCATAGACATGCTGCAGCCCTTCGAGGACTGGAGGATCGGAGGCAGAGCAGACCGAGGAGACTCTCAGGATATGGGGATCGTGGTCCACATTCCCATACAAGATTTCACCATACACCCAGACCCCACAAAATCATGAACAAACACATCGAAGCAGAGGCCAAAGGCCTCAAGGAGCAGAACCTCCTAGAGATCGGAGATCAGTATGTATTCGCAAGCTGGTCTCATCCATCCACAGACATGATGCTCATCGCCATCTACAGGGACTACGAAGGGGAAGGCAGATGGCAACTCGAGCAGTTCAGAGGGCCGTTCTCTAAGTTCCGAGACGGCGTAGTCCTAACAGAGATCGGACCAGAGTCCTACGCATCCTTCAAGGCAGCCTCACTGGCCTCCTCAGACCTGTTCATCAGGCTCAATGGAGACGGCATAGACAGAGTCAAGGCAGACTGGTCAGGCACACTCTACGACCGATAAATTAACACTTGCACAGGCTCACAGTCTGTGTCATTAATATAACCAGCATAGGTTTTATCTTTCTGTTAGTGAGAACGCCTTCTGAGCTTAGTCCCTCAGAGGGCGTTTTTTTGTGCCTTCACCCCAGCATTTTGAAAAGGCTTGCTTTACTGCCTACACTACATATAATTGGATGGGCGGCTGGCAGAATGTAGTTACATTTAACCAGCCATCATCCATTGTTATGGGAGTCAAAACGAAGTGGAACCCAGACCTAGAGGCCAGTGGTATCAAGCGATACACTGGCTCTGGACTGAAGAAGCAGGACCCTGAACGATACGACAGTATCCTCAAGGCAGCTAAGAAGGGATTCGGTGTAGATACACTGGTAGAGGTGTTCGGTATATCACGGCAGCTAGCCGTGACTATGGTCGAGAAAGCTGAGAGAGATCCCAAAGCTCAAGAGGCTTTCCTGCAAGAGCTTGTGAAGACCAGAGACACCGCACTGGAGAAGCTCGGTGACGCACTGAAGACAGGAGAGCTGAAGCCCCAGACTTTACCCGTCACAGTAGGGATCCTCATCGACAAAGTTGAGACATTACTGGGCAAACCTTCGACAACTATTAGACACGAGACCGTTAACTTGTCAGAAGAGGTGCTTACTAAGCTGATCAAGAACTGTAAGCCCAAGCAAGTCATTGAAGCAGAGGTGGTTAGTGTCGGTGAGACACATTGACACTTATAAACATAATAGATATTGTGCGAAGAATAACGGGCTAGATGGGGGGAGGGGGTCAGACGCAAGCGATTTATTGTCATATCGTTGCGGATCTCCCCTCGTAAAATAGATGAGCAATATGTATACGCAGAAGAGCGATGCCCCTAGTGGGCCTACATTAATCGAGCCTAACACTGGCTATTTCGGCAAGGCCCCTGCAATGGAAGCGCAGATTCAGATGGTCCTTGATGGTATTGATTTTGAGCGCATATGGCGGTTCAGGAGCTGGTTCTTGGCCGATATGACGCCGTATAGCTATATGAGCCTGCCTGAGAGCCCTGAGGTCCTTAGGGAGCGTCTCAGGGGCTATCTGTGGGCGTTTGTTGAGGAACTGCGGGACAAGCTGGACCTGAACTTGGAGCACCGGGTCGAGAACTGGGTGATCAGGGATCGTGGGGGCTGGCTGCAGGTTGACTGGTCGATTGACAGTTACAACGCCATTGATGATTTATGAGCGAGGCTGAAGGTGCGAAGAAGAGCCCTAGGAAGCGTGGCAGGAGGGCTAAGAGGCGAACTGGGCTAGATACAGCGGAACTCCGCTGGAAGGCTGGCAGGGAGCCTAGGGAGGCCACTGTGAAGGGCAGGCCGTTTAATATGCGTCTACTGGAGACGGATTTGGGGCTTGTGAGGGTATCGGACAACAGGGAGTTCCAGAAGGGGTTGAAGATTCCTGTCTGGGTGGAGCAGGGGACGGGCAAGCTTGTCTGTGTGGGCTCTCCAAAGCAGTTGGATCGCTGGGAATGAATTGGACGCAGCACCCAGTCTACCCTGTTCCTAGCAGGGAAGAGGCAGAGGCTATGGCCTCTGAGGGTGTGCTGCAGGATTACTACCTGAAGAGAGAGGAGCTGATCAGGCTTGAGAAAGCTGATCCGTTCAACTACGGCAGTGACTGGCACAATACCACGGGTCTGTTCAGGCACTGGAAAGATGCTGATGAGGCCCTCGAGGACCCCAAGGTAGACATCGTCTACATTTTCGGGGGTAATCGTGGGGGCAAGTCGAGGTATATGGCCTCGAGGGTTGTCAGGACGCTGGCTAACAAGCACAGGAGTGCTGTGTGGTGTTGTCATAGCACACACGATAGCTCTGTGCAGGTCCAGCAGCCGTATGTGCATGAGTATCTGCCGCTGCCTTGGAAGGAACAGAGGACAGGGCAGAGGTCTGTGGTGAACATAGGCTTTAGCCAGAAGAACGGGTTTAGCAACAAGACCTTTGTGGCTCCGAATGGGAGCCAGTGCTGGTTCAAGAATTATTCTCAGGAACTCAGCTCGATGGAGGGAACTGAGCTGGACTTGATCTGGTGTGATGAGCTGGTCCCTATGGCGTGGATTCAGACTCTGAGATACCGTCTCATCTCACGTAAGGGCAAGATGGTCGTGACCTTCACTCCAATTGAGGGGTTCACCAGCACCGTGAAGGATGCTATGGAGGGAGCCATCATCGAGGAGACTCGAGAGGCTAAGTTGATTGGGGATGAGAGTTCGATTGATGGAGTTCCCAATGGTCACATGCCGTATAAGGGCAGGACACGTAGTGGGTCTGGGAAGATCTTCTGGTTCTTCTCGGAGTGGAATCCCTACAGCCCGTTTGATCGGATGGAGCAGACGCTCAGGGGTAGGACTAGGGAAGAGCGAGAGATCAGGGCCTATGGGTATGTCAGCAACCCTGTAGTGGGTAAGTTCCCGAGGTTTACCGATAGGAACATTATTGCGAAGGACCAGATCCCAAAGGACGGGACCAACTATATGGTGGTCGATCCAACACCGGGAGACCGCAACTGGTATATGTTGTGGGCAAAGGTAGACGATCTAGGCAGGACTTTTGTTTACAGGGAGTGGCCTGATAAGGCCAACTACGGAGAGTGGGCCGTTCCGAGTGAGACGCTGGACGGTAAGAAAGGGCCAGCACAGACGGCTGACTGCGGGAGGAACATTCAGCAGTATAAACAGCTCATCAGGGAACTGGAGATCTCTGATGGTGGTATTCATGAGAGATACATAGATCCCCGGGCTGGCAGGACTGCAGTTATCGGGCAGAAGGAACACAACCAGAGCCTGATTGACTTACT